TATAACATTCTTTTTCTTCTTCAGTGAAATTTGTTACAACTAAAACTTCAGAAACTTGGTATCTTGAGTTGGTTTTATCTTCAACACTAATGATATAATAAGAACTATTATAATCAATATTGGAATATGTTGATATTATATTTGCTGTAGGAGAAGCACTAGAAGAAATTGCAATTGAAGATGAATTTATAGAACTTCCTCCTATAATTTGTGTTCCAATTCCAGAGGCACTTGTATTCGCTAAAGAAACATTAAAAGTATTTACAATATAATCAACTGAAGTTGTTGTATAAGGTATTAAATCAATTTTAATTTGAGATCCATCCAGGTAAGCATTATATGTTCCAATTCCGGAAGATGATTGTATTGTGAAATTATCGGTTGTTATTTGACCATAATCTAATAAATGAACATCATTTTCGCCATTAATAATAGTAATTTCATCAATTTCATAATATGAAGAATCTGTTGCTCCAATTTGAACTAAAACTTTTGACGATCTATAAGTTGATGCAATACCAACAATTGTAGTTGAAATTCCAGTTCCTTGTGGAATTGTTGTATTGTTGGTGTTAATATGAACAGAATCACCCAAATTAGTTGTACCAATTCCAGATAAACTATCATTGAGAGAGAAAGAAAAGAGTTGTAAACTATAATTATTAAATTTTGTTTTTACTGGATAAAAAAGTAAATTTCCTGTTACTCCAGAAACATTAAAATCAAAAAATCCCAAATCTCTAGATTCTGCAACATTTAAACCATATTGATTTATGAATCCCACATTATTATCATGAAGAAGAACTATTAAACTTAATTGTTTTTCAGTTGTAAATCTTCTATCTTGTATTAATGCAAAATATTTTTTAGATCTAGATTCTGTTAATGTAAACGAATCTACTATACTAAATTCAGTTGGTCTGGGATTACTGTTAAATTGTTCTGATATATCATCAATAAGTAATACTCTATTCCCAAAAGATTCGATATAGTCTTGAATAATCCTAGAGTCGAGTAAAATTTCATTAGATTTAATATTATTATCAATATAAAGATTATTTTCGCGAGCAAGATCAAAATCATAAACGCAATTTAAATCGATAAATCTAGATAAATCTGCAGTACCTGAAAAATCTCCTTGATTTTGATCTGTTGAAATTCCAATATTAAATGGTTCAGATTCTACAATTAAATTACTAAACTTTTTAAATCCTGCAGTATGATTTAATGAACTTACTGAATTATCCCAAGTATTAAAATCCTTTTGCGATTTAAGTGCATATGAAAAATACTGATAGTAATCACTATCGTGGATTCGTTGAAAATCATTATTTAAAAATCCAATCTCAGTATTCCATCCTTTTCTTATATTTGAATAAGAATTAATTGTATATTCAGATTCAAAACTTAATATATTTTTAATAATACCAATAGAATTTGAAGTTTCTGCCCTTACAGTACCATTAACGACAAAATCATCAATAGTAGATACTTTAAGATATTGATTGTTTGCATCCCACGATTCAACATTTCCAATTGCGGACGAAGAATATATTTTTTCTCCATTATAAAAAGTATTCTTCTTAAGAACTGGATTAAAAATTGGAAAATGAGATTCTGGAATTATTTTTCCTGCCGATAGATTGTTATTAAATGCTCCGGGAATTTCACCATTATCCAAATAAGAAGAGATGTTATATGTAACAACTCCAACTGCTCCTCCAATATTTGGATCAACTGCAGTGAGAGTGAATAAGGCATATTCATAATTTGAAGAATTATATCCCTTTCCAGTAGTAGCAATTCCAACACTTATACCTTCTATTAATACTTTACTTCCAACTTCAAAAGGATAATCTTCAGGATTACTAAAGCTTGCACCTAAAGTTACTGTTACATCTTTAGTTGAATTATTAAATGTGATATTATTAATTTTAATTCCATTTGAATTATTTGTTGGTATAATTTTAGGAGTTACATTATTAATAGAAGTAGTATTTTGGATTATAGTAACTTGAGAATCGCCCAAATTGTAAGATAATTCTACATCTTCAATAACTTTATTAGTCAACCCATCAATAACTACAAGTGATGGTGCAGAATTATAATTTTTTCCAATAGAAGTAATTCCAATATAATCAAAAGATGAAAGAGATTCTAAAATTAATATACTTGGAAACTTAACAGTAGGTCTAACGCTATAATCGGCAGAATAATTAAATCCAATGTCTTGTATTTCTGTTGATGCAACTTTTCCAATAGAATTAGTTTTTGTCTCAAAAATTGCATTTACTCCCAAATCAGATTCAACTGAAATAATGGAAGGTAACTTTGAATAATCTCTTCCTTTGCTTAATACTTTAACCTGATGAATTGCACCTTTTGCTGAGACAGAACTATCTGTATAGTATTCTATACCTTGAGTATATGAAGAAGATTCTGGTTCTTCCAAGATATTATAATTAAATGATGTAGAAGAAATTCCTACAATAGTATATTTTCCATTATAAACACTTTCAGTTAAAGTGATTTTATTAAATCTCAATACATCCGTATCAATTAAAATATCTTTTTTAATCTGAGAATTTTTATCTATATCAGTAGGAACTAATTTATAGAATAAATTATTTGGTGTACTATCATTAATGGTTAATGTAATGTTTGCGGAGGAAGTAATTCCAATCTCTCCACTACTTGATACTTCAAATATTTGTGAAGATTGTGTCGTATCAAACTCATCAATAAATTGTTCATCACGATATAATTTAAACTCGAAAGCAGAATACTTAGCAGTATTATTAGTAAAAGAAAGAGAAGAATCTGAAAGATCAAAAACTACTGTTCTATTTCTTATGAGATTTAATGGTGGGTTAATTGGAGAAATTGTTCCGGGAGATGATGTCGTAATATTAACTATTTCAGGCGATTGTTTGGTTGCTCCATAGTAGCTATCCGATAATTTAATTTTATCCGAATCAATAACTATAATGTAATAAATTCCAGAATTGACCAAACCAGTTGCTGGAGTTGTTGCAGTGTATATAACTTTTTGTCCAGTGTAATATTTGTGATCATCAATTGCAATAATACTATTTGTAGTATCAATAGATGAGAAAGTCCTAGGATTGATTACTAGTCTTCTGTTATAATCATCGTATTTAATTACAAATGTAGTAGAAATTGCTGGATTCGCATTGATACTTACAGTATCAAGTAAAGATAGTCCATGCGTTTCTGCAGTAGAAACAGTAACTACATTTTTACTAATTTGACCAGATAATATGTTTGTATAATTTGTTTTGAAACTATGTGTATTTCCAGTTCCTACAGAATTGAAATACAAAATACCCGATTCTAAAGTAGAACCAACCGATACAAAATTACCAGTAGATCCAAGTCCAACTTTAATAGTTGAAATTCCAATCAAATCGTTAGAAAGTTTTGCGACATAAACAATAGATTTTTCTCCTAGTTGGAAAGATGAAGATCCATTAGTAGAAACCGATAATCTAGTTCCTCCATTTGAAGAGTAGATTAAAGAATCTCCTGTAGTTAGATTATGGTCTTTAATATAAATTGATTGTGTTGGAATTGTAATTTGTGTAATTCCAACGCCTGGATTTGAAAAATAAATCGTGCTAACAATACCAACTCCAGAAGTTGTTCCCAATCCAACAGACTCTCTTGGATCAAAATAAAATTCTTTATTAATATTAAAATTGTATGAAGTTGAAATTCCAAAATTAAGAGTAAACTTTCTTGTTTTTTCAGTAAATCCAACACCGGCGATATATGAAGTCAATCCAGTAGTTCCATTTTGATTACGAAGAACTTTGATTCTTGATGATTGAGGATCAATGTTTAAAATTTTAACTTCTTCACTTCCAATTTGGTAAATATCATTTTCTTTAATATTGGGATAATTTAAATTTCCAGAAATGTTAAAGTAAGTAACAATACCAGTATATTGAGCAGATCCTACACCTGATGTTAATATGAGATTATTTACATTAACCGTTATATTTCCCGACTTCTTATAATCAAAAGCACCTGTAAAACTAACTAGGTCGTTATTTGAGTAATTATGTGGAATTGAAGTAAATCCTATAAACGATTGATTGTACGGATAAAATTCGACTTCACTAAAAGAAGATGTAGCAACGCTGATTTGATTTACTTCTTTTCCTTTGATTGAAGAAACCTTTGCTTTTGCTCCAGATCCAGATTGATGATTAAAAACTAATCTATCACCTATTTTATAATTTTGTCCTGCTGATTTAATTTCTATAGAATCAATAGATCCTTTATAAGAACTTTTAACAATGGAATTTTGTTCTTTAATAGAATTTGGATTGAAAAGATAATCATATGAAGAAATATTGTATGGTGTAATATTTCTTTTCCAATTAGTTTGATTTATATCAATATAATCTTGATTTGAATAGTTACTAAAATTAAAATCAATTGGTTTTGATTTATAAGAAGATCCAATTATATAAGGAAAAATTGGTTTTTTATATTTTGAAAAGTTTCCTGAAGATTCAACTAAACCATTACTAATCGTTGTAAAGTATGCATAAATTCCATTTGGATATTCTGGAGTAATTCCAAATCTACCATTATGCTCATCCAGGTCACCATTTCCAATATAATCATAATCTTCAATAAAAAATCCTAAAGGATAAATTGATTTATCTGGACCATCTATCCTATTTTCAGTTTCAATTAGGTTATATCCAGATTCTAAAGGTTTAATGGATCCACCAGTTTTTGATGAATAACCATATGGACCATAAATTGGATTTCCGTCATATGCCCATCCAATAATTGGAGAGTGTGCATCCGAAGTTACTTCTTTATTATCTAAAATTTGCAAATCTGCAACATATACTTTTTTATTTTCTCTAAATTTAGTTGCTTGGACAGAAGATCTTAAATTTCTTGGAGCATATGCATGGGAGTATTGGAGTCCATAATCAACATTTAATCCTGGAGTTAAAATACCATCATCATCAGGTATTTGGGAATTTTGTATTAATCTTTCTACTAAATTGACCTTCCAAGATTTAATTTGGGATTCAAATTTTGCACCAAGTCCAGCTGGAGTTACTGTAATTGAAGTATTTACTTGATCATAACCAATTCCGCCATAGATAACCTTAACTTCTACTAAAGAACCGTTTGATAATACTGGAGTTAATAATGCACCAAGTCCAGATCCATTGATCTGGAGGTTTGGTGGAGAATTATATCCACTACCTGAACTATTCACTAAAACATCTACAATCTGACCATTTGAAACAATAGGAGTCAGTTGAATACCCGATCCAGAGTTTAATTCAAATAATGGTTGTCTATTGTAATTAAGAATATCTTCTGAACCATATCCTGATCCACCAGAGTTAACAAATACTGATTGTACTTGTCCTCTGAATATTGGTTGAATAATAGCATTAAAATCTTGACCAGAAAGTGTAGAAACTCCGATTCTTCCTTGAATAGATACGTTTATTTCTGGATAATTAAATTTATGCGAACCTGTACCAGTAGAAGTTAAATTTACGTACTGATTGGTATCATAGTAAAATGCTGTTGCAATTCCTAGTGTACTTATTCCAGTTTGAGATAGTTTAAACTGATCATCATTGACTTTAGTTATGAAATAAGAAGTAGAAGACGATAATCCACCTATTGGAGTTTCTGTTGCGTTATATACAATAATTTCACCACTACTATATCCATGATTTGAAATTGTAATCGTATTTGATGCAGTATTAATGCCGCTTATTCCGGTTGTAACTAACTTATTTTGATAATTTACTCCACCATTTTCAATAGTAATTGAACCAATTTTTTTCTTTTTATTTTTTGATTTAAATGAATGATTTCCAACTCCATAGGATGTAAACCGAATTGTATTAATACCAGAAACAGCATCTTCAAACGACTTATGAAGTTTTACATTAAATTCATCTTGAACAGAAACAAAATAAGTCGAATTAGTTGGTAAGTTGCCTATTGTGGATATACCACCAACAATAGGAGATTGTCCATCGGTTACATAAACAACTTCTTCAGCATCCCTAAATTTATGATAACTTGAGAATCCAATTGTATTTGTTGGATCTAATTTTACTAAACCAGCAGAAGCAATCGAATTAAAAGAAACACTATGATCAAAACTCACTAAATTTGCTTTTGCTGATGCACCAAATCCATTACCCCCAGTAATATTAATTTGAGGATCTTCAATGTAATCAAATCCAGGATCTATAATATCAATTCTTTCTAAACCACCAATTACTGAGCAATATCCATTTGCATTAGAACCGCTAGGGTCTATAATTGATAAAATTGGTGGATTGATAATATCATATCCAGATCCAGGTGCAGAAGCAATAATACTTTCAATTGGACCATAGTAAACGTTATCTTGAGATTTATAATTAAGAACCTCAACACCATTAACAAAAATACCTGTCAATCCCGGTTCAGTTTCATAGACATTCCCATCAATTTCAGGATCAGAAATTTTTCTAATTAATTTTTGCGACTCTAGTAGTTGTGTACTTAAATCCCTATATGTAAAATTAGTAAATTCAAACTTAGCATTGATGACTGAACCATCAACCGATACAAAATTTTCAGTAAAAATATTATTTCTACTTCTTGCTAATTTTACTTCAGTGCCGCTTATTTTTTTAATAAAATAAACGCCTGTAGAAATCCCTAGCGAATTTCCTGGTGTTGGTTTATATACAATTGAATCGCCTGTATAAAATCCATGCTTACCTATGTTTAAAATTGTACCACTAAAAGTTCCACTAAAAGTTATAGAACGGTCATTTATATTTAATTTTCTATTCAGATATGTTGGGAGTGATGGACTGGAAACATATATAAATCCATCATTATCAGAATAAACATTTTGAACATTTGAAGTGTATTGATTAACTAATGGATAATTTTCAGACTCTACTTTTGATAAATTTTTTCTAGCAATATATGATCGACTAATATCAATTAAATCAATTTCAGAACCAAATTGAATACTAAAAGACTTTTCATTGTTAAATGAAATTACATATCCAGTATATTCAACTCCAGAAGAGGATAATAATGTAATAGAATCTCCAACCCTAAATGAATGATCCTCATAAACATTAATATTATATGTTCTATCTGCGGTATCTGAAATTGAAATACTAGAAACTGAATATTTTACCGGAATATTAAAAAACCAATTATTTGATTTATAATCCTTTAAATCAATACCTAAAGTTTTTATTTTAATAGAGTCTCCTTTTGAATAAAAACGAGTATCTTCAGGTATTTTAAGATCAGACAAGACGCCAAGAATTCTAATTTTTACTTGTTCCTCATTGGAGTATCCATATGCAAAATGGATAGATTTAATTTCAGTTGCTGCGGGAATATTTTGAGTTATACCACTACAACCTAAAAATTGATTTAGAGTCTTTGATGCATAAGTGATACTTAAAGATGTCCCATTTTCAAGATCAACAAGTAAAGATCCATCTAAATTTGAAAATCCAACAGTAGAATCTACTTCTAAAGTTGTTGCTCCAGAAACTATTTCAGATACAACTTTTGTCTTTGGGTGAATTTGAAACTTTCCATAAACTGTTCCAACTGCCTGAATATCCTTATCATAGTCAGAATCTAAACTTATGACGTAATAATCTTTTGAATCCCTTCTAATTTTTTCAACTTTGGTTATAGTACCTTGTGCTTTATTTGTATTTTCAGTTTCATCTTGATAAAGAGTTCCATTTACAAGATTTTCTGGATTACCTTCGATTGCTTCTACAACTAAATCAGAAGTAATTCTATATTGAGCACTTGATGGTTGAATTAAATAGTCTCTGGGTCTGATAACATCAACATTCTGACCATATAAAGCACCAAAAAGAATTTTAAAAGAATTATCAGTTCCTTTGGAAGAATAAAAATCTATTGACTGCTTTACAAAAATTCTTTCATTTAAATCTGAATATAATTCTCTTTCTTCAAATCCTGGAGTAATTTGCTTTTTAACTTTTTTAAAAAATTCTTTAAGAAAAAGAATACTTAAATTTTTTACAATTGCAGACGTACTATGCTCTTCTGCTTGAGTTTCGGAAAAAGTTAATTGATCTTTAAATTCATATGAAGTAACACCATTAAATCCACGCACACAACCTTCAAAAGTTGTAGAGGTTTTTGAAGTATATGTAATAATCTCAGAATCAATTAAAAGAAGACCATAAGAATCTGGAAATCCTGCTGTAGATAATACATTGATTGTAGAATCAAAAAAAGTTACATTGGAAGATAATTCTGTCGATTCAACTAAATTTGTTAATTGATCAACTTTAATATATTGATCAATATTTTGTAGTATATCACTTACATTACCTTGACTTTCTAATGAAGTATAGTATTGTGATAAGAATTCAGAGACAAGAGGGAATTCTTCTAAGACAAATTGTGGAAGTTGATTTTCGACAATAGAACTGATTTTGATTCTGGTTTCTGTCATTTGATTATATTCTTACGAGGTCTCCGTTAGTGTAACTTGATGTAAATTTGTATGTTGATCCAGATATGTCTGAACCAGAAGAAATCTCATCTGATAACATATTTAATATGCTATTACTAATATCTAGTTGCAAATATAAGTCCTGTAATCCAATCACATCATTTGATTTTGGAATTACTGAAATCTCAATTATTGGTTGTGAAAATGATGATCTAGATGTTGAAGACATATTAACTGGATATAATTTTATTTCACCTTTAACATAATCAATCAATCCAACATTTCTTTTTACAATTATTGGTTGTGTGTTTGATTGCAATTTAAAAAAGAAAATACTACCAGTTAATCCATCAGAATTTGGAATATCAGACATATAAAGTGTTTCATTAATTCCTGCTATTCTGAATCCAGAAGACTTTATATTATAACCATTCATATTTTTAATATGAAACTGATTACCATAGCAAATTTCATAGTCAGCAAATGCATTCAACACTACTCTTAAATCACGTCTCATCACAACTTTAGTAATATTTGATGTAACTGCACTGTTTGAATCATCAATAATTTTTAAATATTTACTATACTTAAATCTTGCTCCATACTTATTAAGTTCTTTTGAGTCTGCATAATTTCTAATATTGGTAAAAATAACATCCTTAAGATAGTTTGCATCAGAAGTTGAGTTTGAATTATAGTATGCAGTGGTATCTGTTTCAATATAAAGATACTTAAGATCAATAATTTCCGGTACAATTCCTGCAACTGAATATCTTCTTAAAGAACTTTTAATATTATCTTTTACTTGATTTGAAACAAATGGACCATTAATTGGTTTAATACTAATAAAAACCCTTCCGTATTTTGGGGGATTTAAATCCTCTCCACCAAAAACTGATATTGATTCTGCTTCTGGATATATTGTAGGTATAATAGTCTCGTAATCAGTTGCTGTTACTGCACGATTTTGCGATGAATATTTTCTTGGAGCATATTTTTTAATAGATTCTACCGATTCTATTTCCCTTCCATTTTGTGATGATAAATTTGTAGTAATAAGTGAAATGCCGGTTGTTACAACGCGATTGTTGTTATCAAGAATTCTTCCATTAAAATTAAATGAAGATACTCCATTTGCACTTTCTCCATTTGTAATATTATAAGAAACTTCAATATAGTTGAGATTATTTAATTTTTTTCCAAAAATTCCATCACCAAAAATTAATTCATATCTTTGATCTTCAATTTCTTGGATAAAAAATACTCTTGATTCTGAATCAATATTAAATAAATTCCTAGATAACTTAAAAGAACTCTTAATTGTGCTTGCTTGAGTATCTCTCACAAAAACATTAATTGAATCAATATCAATATTAGCGTTTTCTAGTATAAATTTTTGATTTGGATTATTTGCATCTACAGTAAAATTATTAACAACAAATGTTCCTTCATAGATGTCTATATTTTCAAATAAAGCAATTCCATTTACAACGGGTACTGTTATATCTTGTGGAATAATAAAAGAATAATTTTGATTACCGAAACTAGTATTTGTAGTGGATACAACTCCGCTTTTAAGAGTCAATGTGATTGGATTGGTTGAAAACCCTGTTGTATCTACAAAGAAAGATATATTTGCCTTTGATGCTGAACGAGAATGTGGTACATATCCAATATTTCTTGCGAGAGATACTACATTTTCTCTAAGAGTAGCACTATCAATGAATACCTCATTGCTAATCATATTAGCATTATATGAGGAAATGTATGTATTATACGCTAAAACATCAACCAAGGTTGATAGATTAGATCCCTCAAAATCATA